CTACTGACAGACCTCCCGCACATACTTCTGCAACCCCTTCAAGGCTCCTCGGTCTTTGATGATGCCGGCCCTGATATCGAAAATAGTCCGTCCAGCAGCTCCAGAGAGTTCGACGGCTCCGCCATCATCCAGGAGGGTGCTGCTGGTGGTATGGGGCAGATTGCTGCTATCGGCACTACAGCGCCCTGCGATGCGCAGCCTACGATCACCAGCGGCGACATCAGCGCGCAATTTTTCATTTTCAGCAAGACCACGGGCTTTCTCCGTTGTGGCTATAGCGTCGATTTCGGCCAAGGCCTTTTGAGTGGCCTGCTGCCTCTCCAGCGCCTGGCGCGCCTGAGCAGCTGCAGCGTTGGAAATGGTAGTCAGGTCGGCTTGATATGACGCGCTCAGGTCGGCCAGTTGCTTGCCTAGGCGCCAGGTGTCCACTTTCCATGTGGAAAAAACGGAACACCCCACAAGAGCAGCAAGGCCAAGCCAGCGCCACAAACTCACACCAACACCTTCAGCGCCCGGACATACAGCACCAGACGATCTGCTGCACCTGTCTGGCCACCATTGATACGCTGGGTGATGGCGTCGAACTTACCAGCATCGGCCAGGGTGTTCAGCCCATTGGTTGCCCAGAACCACGCAGCTGACATGCAGGCGTGCTGTAGCTTCTCCAGCAGTTCCGGTTGCGCGATCAAGTCCAGGCCCAGCACTTCGCCACAGGCCTGGTAGTTGTTCTTGCCGGTGATCTGGATAAGGCCGCGCCCGCGATACTTCCAGCCGTCGCCGGGAGCGGTGTTGCCCATGCGGTTGCCGTAGGCGATGTTGGCGATCTGCTCGGGCTTGCGGTCAATGCTAAGCGCCAGGGTGTTCGGTTTGTTACGCAACTTGCCAGCCACCTGGACTTTGACGTATCCGCCTTTGCCGTCTGGCTCCGCGTATCGGCTCGGCCATGTGCTGGCCAGACCATCAGAGCTGTAGTTGAGGTTTTCCACAAGGCGCGTCAGGTGGCCAGATTCGTGGTCGACCTGAGCGATAAAGGCCGCGATGCGTTTGACGCCAACAATCTGGTACCGGCTCATCGCGGTGTTTAAGACAGGAACAAAAACGCCGGCAACTTGGCCGGCGTTCGGGAGAATCTGCAGCAACTGCTGCGAGGTGATGGGCATGACTTTTTCCAGGAGTAAAGAGCCGATTATGGCGAGCTGGCGTAAGGGTATGTATCAGCTGAAAATCAGCGCTTTCGCCTCATCGACAGATAGATCCAAGTCGTATTTCTCGACCAAAGCGATTACAGCAAACTCGTTGTTTCTGTAGTCACCCGTAGCAATCTGCTTGCGGTAAGCCTTGACCTCAGACCAGCGCCGATAAGGACGGGCAAATCGATACAACAATTGATGCAGGAAAGGGGAGATACCGCAGCCGACCCAGAAAGCCGGCGACACCTGCACCACCATGACCACCCAGAACAGCAGTCCAAGCGTCATCACGGCGTACCATTGCCGCACATGCGATTTTTCGTGTTCGATCAAGCCAACATCATTTTGGTATTTCCGCAATAGTTTGATGAGTGGGCCCTGAGCTATGCCTCCGAACCCATCGGGCAGATGGGATGTGCACTTGATTAAGTAGTACTTCATTGTTAAATAACTTTTCTGATAAAGCGTCATTACGCGGACTGTTATGCCGCCGACTTGAACATAATTTTCAGGCATAAAAAACCCGCACTTGGCGAGTCAGTTTAGCAATCTATGCACCCTTCAAACTCCTTGAGTGATTTAACGTGCTCGTATGCCTGTTTTATTGGGTTTTCACCGTAGAGCTCATACTTACATTCCATAGAAACCATATCGAAAGCGCCATCCTCTGGTGTGGCGGAATGAGACAATCCGAAGGACATCATGGTATTACCCGCATTAATCGTTGGGGACGTAACTCGCAGGTACGCAGCCGGAATTGAAATCCCCTTGAAAATCACAGATTTCCTGAGTGCCATTTTATTCCTCATTTACTAAAGTGGAGCTATACCTTCCTCAACGGACAGGAAGACTTGTAATGATCCATTTGCAGCAGCGGCAAGCCTAACCGGCACAGAAGATCTCGACATTTGCGCTAGGTTCCCGTCAGTAGCCGCACCAATATTGGCTGGAGCGCCGCTGTTTTGCATGAACTCTACGTTGACCTTCGCAGGCACCCCGAACTCAATCAGAGCGGAAAAGTCAAACGTATGCCGAGATGTTACAGCTAGGGTCTGCGTCATTGTGGCCTGAGTGGCACACGTCTCACGCACCTCAGAGTGGAAGTTATCGCGAATTTTGGAGCTGCGAACACGGGCTATCGTGCCGTAACTAGTATCGTAGTGGGTGGACTTCGGTCTAGGACCAGTTCCTACCTTTCTGAAAGTATTGCCATGCTGTGAGTACCCGGCCATGTTTTCGCCAGGCATGAGGGGAATTAACGAGATAGCCCAATCAGTATCTACAGTATTTTCCATTACAAACGTATTAAGCGTAATGGAGGTATTGAATGGTGAATATACCGCTATACCGAACTTCCCAAAATCACTGTCAGTAATGGTGGAGCCGGATGAGCGAACCTCGATTGAGACCCCCCACGGATCGCTCCCATAGAATTGGCACCTTGAGATATGCTGGGCTTGGGCTTGAATTACGATTGATTTGCCTCTATGGAAGACACACCGGATCACCATGTTATCTGTAGAGCCAAGTCTAAGACCTACCTGAGAACCAACAATCTCCGGGGCATCACCCATTAACGGGTTTGTGTTGTTGTGCGGCCTAGTGCCAAAATCACAGCCAACAAAGTGAATCTCTACGCAGTTCCCAAATGTGCGTGCACCGTCAGTCAAATAGCGCAGAAAGCTGCAGTCGATGAACTTGCAACGAATCGAGTTCGTTACTAGAACGCCGCCTGTTTTGTGGCGACAGTCAAAAAACCACTTGTCCCACTTCACGTTCTCGTGACGAAATGCGCCGGCTGCCTCCGACTTACCCATCCTCACAAGATTAGTAGCAGTGAAGGTATTGCTGGCGTAGATCAGTCCATTAAGAAAGGTAACGCCTCCCCCATCTGGAATCTGCAAGCGAGAGGTGATTTGGTAGCCATAGCCACCACCGTCAATAACTATTTGGCAATGGTTTATATTTGCAGAGTACATCTGAGTCACGCCTACATTGGCGAATGCCTCGTCGATGGTTGCCTGTAAGGCTGCCGTCCAATCCCATGTAGTCCGGTCGTTCAGATTGGGTTTTATTACAAGATTAATCTTCTCCCGTGGATCCAAGTGGAGTGCATCCAGCCTGCTTTGCACATCATCCATACGAGCCGATAAAGGCTTGCGCAGATATGCAGACATGGCGGCGCCGTAAGCTGGATTTGCCATGTCTTGGCGTAGCGAATCATCACCAATCAGCTTGAGCTTCGACTCGTCACCGTCCCAGCTCGTAGTCAACAGCGGCAGAAACTGACTTTTTACCCGGTACTCATTCCTCAGATAGGTAACGGTTTGAGTAGCGCGCTGTAGGATTAAGCCAGAGGCATATGGGACAGGTGCTTCATAACCGCTGGACTCCAGGAACTTAGTGAACTGGATCTCTCGATCAGTCTGGGCTGTGTGGAACTCGGTGGCACGGCGCAGGCGATCCGCAACGTACTCAGCCTCCATCCCCTTCCACGACTTGCGCGGTACGCCCTTACGGTCTGGGTATGACGGATCATCCCCGAGCAGCAACAGATCCAGGTTCCGAGCGTTATCGGACAGATCTTTTGGAGAGGTCGACCCGATCGGGTTGCCAGTGTTGTAAGCCATGGGCAGTTTCTCGCAGGCGCGACGACACCTCCGCCAAAAGTGCGGATGCGTAAGCGCTGTTTTAAGTTTCCGGCGAGCTGCCGGTGGAAAAAATGTGGCGGTGCTGTGGCCAGGGCTGACTGTTACGAGCTTGGTTCAGCCTTCGACCACTTCTGGTTCATAGCGATATCGAAGATGTCAGCCATGGCAACGTAGTCCGGGGCATCAATGATCCACTCGGCATCCAGAATCGGCCGTTTGAACAACTCCAGCTTCGCGGTAAAACGCCAAAAGCTCTCACCGACCAGAATCGGCCCCTCGTAGATATCAACGAACCGCGCCCGGTGTTCATCCATGCCCAGCGGCGTTTTGAGTGGGCACTGAAACCACAAGCTGCCCGACAGCAGGATGTGCTCAAACCATCCTTCAAAAAGTTGCGCCTCTGTGTCATCCATCAACCAGGTAACAGAAGCCACGGTGGGCACCGAGGTGAATCGTCGTCGCTGCCTGGCTCGCCCGCTCTGGAGTTCAGAGCGGGCCATTGGGCTGACTGGCTGGAAGCCATAACCGTCACGTTGCGGCTCGGGCAGAAACTCGGGATATGCAATCATTTACTGCCTCTTTGTGCCGCTGGTGGGTTCATGTCGGCGCGCTGTTGTCGTACTGATAAACCCGAGCGTCATAGGGCATGCCTTCTACCGTGACGTTGCCGCCGCTCGATGGGTTTACGACCGTGACCAGCGTGGGGTAGCTCCAGCGGTTGACCGGGCCAAACAGCAGATGCGGCGGTTCCGGGTCCCAACTGGTGTCCGGGTCGAAGTCCAGGCTGCTTACGCTTACCCGGTAGTCATCGACTTGAGTTGCTAGCCACGGCCCCGAGAGCGTGCCGTCCTGCCTGCGCAACGCAATCACATGCGGCCCGCCGGCGGACCAGTCGAATGGCTCGGTGCTTTCAAGCGCAATCCCACCAGGTACTGCCTCAACGCTGAGCAGAATCGAACTTTGCCCATACCCCGGCACATCGTCGGCCACGGCCGCGTAGCTCATGTAGCCGGAGTTGAGCGCGTCCAGTTCGGTTTCCCAGCGATAGGTGTCGTTGCGGTATTTCTGGTGCCCACGGCGGCGCATACCGATGCGCCAGGCGCGAGTGCGATCGGATATGCCCGGCACCTTGACCTTCTCGACCTTGTTGCCCAGATCACCCGGCCAGCGGCATTCGACGGTCTCCCACGCCCAGGTGATCGAGCTGAAGTACTCGACATCAACACCGTCAAAGTCGTCGCTCGATGGAAACACCAGTTGCCGCTTGAGGCCTTTGGTCATGTTCTGCGGCGTGTACATATGCTCGAACTGCGTGCGCGGCTCGTCGCGCACCGGCAGAAGCAGCCCGCGGTTGATGGTCAGTTCGGAGAATCCGGCAGCCAGGGCGTCGTTCATCGCGTCCTTGACCGTGCTGGCATCGTCAATCGTCATGTCGAAGGTGTCGCCGCGTGTGCGGTAGACCTCGTGCAGTCGATCGAGCTCGGACAGATCTAGGTCGGCATCTGTGTAGCCGGCCGACTTGGCGATGTACAGGAACCACGGCACGATATCCCGCGTTGGTGTTTCCACGGCCCAGGCCCCGCCCGAGCGCACCGGCAACACCCGGGTTGCCTCAACACTGACCAGGCTTTCGGATTGTGCCGAGAGCCGGTCACCGTTGCGCACGCGCACGGCAATAACGGTCATGTCGTTGTAACGTGTCGGCGCGCCCATCATCTTGCCGCGCAAGCCGTACCACATGACGTCATCCATCACTTCGCCCGAGTTGACCCCGCCCACCTTGGGCATGCGTTTGATACGGCACTCAGGACGCATGGGATAGGGCAAGGTCTGGCGATAGGTGAAACCCTGGGCATCCATCGAGTTGCCGGTGACGGACTGGGGCAGCACCGTCCAGGCGCCTGATGTGGCCATGTCCCGGTACTCAAACTGATGACCGGACGAAACGGCGTACTGGTCGCCTTTTTTGCCATTGCCGATCAGGCCTCCGGTGAAAAACACGTCCCACTCGATTTCGGTGACCAACTCGCCTTCAGGACACGCAGCGAACGAGCCTCGATAGCCGCCCTCAAGGTTTGACGAGTCCAGTTCAATGCGGCCGTGAATCGTCTCCTGCAGGCTAAACCCGGGCCAGTCCTCGTCGATATCGCCGCTGGACGTCAGGCGCTCCACCGTGAGGGTGCCGACAGCCGTAGTAATGATTCGATAGCGCAGCCCACGCGGGCCGATCGTGGCCAGGCTATCTCCCACTGCTAGGCCGTTGACCGGCTGGCCGCTGTCGTAATTCAGGGTCATTTCAGCGCGGCGCTCTGATGTACCGCTGCTTGTCGCAGCCCCCTTCACGCTGACCGGACTTTCGCCGAGAACACTTGAGCCCCCTGTCGCAGCCAGAGCTAGCCCGGTAAACGGCGAAAGCTCAGTGATCCGCAGGCGCCCGGATTCGGCGCTGGCAATGAATGGCGCCGATCCTTTTGCCACATTGAAGGCTGCAACCAACTCTGCCAAGTCAACAGCGTCACTGTCCAGCTCGACCGAGTACGGCGTCGTGCCGAGACGGACGGTGAATGTCAGCGGAGTAACGTCGAAGTCAAAGCGAGACGGCGCCGCGCTGCCGGTGAGCGTTGAGGCTGTGCCAGCGCTCGGCGGGATCGCCGGGGAATACGGGGTGTACGAGTGCACCACATAGTTGCCCGCGTTTTCCCCGTTTACCTCGATCAGCATGCCCGGGTACGGCGCGAGCATGGCCAGGTCGCCGGTGATGATGTCCCGCCCTGCACCACCATCAATCACGGTGTAGGGGTAAGGCGACAGCACGTTGATCAGCAGGCTGCTGTTCCAGTCGGTCGGGAATGAGCCCGCGCCGGTAGGGATCGAGATATTGAAGCCGTTGAATTGCAGCACGGACGCGGTGACAAAGCGGGTCAGTCTCGTGGAGACGGTCAGCTGCAAACCGGCCGAGCCGTTGGCACTGGCGCCCACTTCCGGCGCGCTGTGCCACCACTGGGCAGCCGTCTCGCCGGACAGGTCATCGCCCGGGTTGTACAGGGTGAATTGCGCGTCGGCGCCCAGGCTGATCAACGGGGTTTCGCCTACCTTCACCTTGTTGAGCGGGATCTGGTACTTGCCCTTGCCGACATACAGCAGCATTTCCACCCACTGCGCCCGGCGGTCAACAAAGCGGCGCACTGATGGCGTCAGGTAGCTGGGGTAAACCCGCTGATGGCCCGCAATCTCCCGGATCAGGTCGCCCAGCTTGACCTTGTTGCCCTTGGCCGAGACTTCATCAAGCCCCCTGCCTTGCCCCATGGTCGCGGTACCGGGGATTGTCGCCATATTGCGCGACATGACCACGGCCACAAGGATTGCCGCAATCACTGCCGCGACGGCAGCCACCACGCCTTTGGGCTCAACGCGCACTTCGACGTCATCGGTAGGCGCAAACTCAAACTCGGCCCAGCGGTGCGCCTCGATGATCTCACCATTGACGGTGATGCTCACCGGCGGTGCCTCACGGGGCTCGTAGCTGGGCGCGATGGTTTTCAGCCAGGCAGCCAGGGTCATACGCCGTTTGGTGGCGTGCACCTCAAGGGCCGCGCCGTCGAGCTTATTGGGGAATACGCTGATCACGGTAATAAATGACCTTCAGGTAAGTGGCTTCAAACTGCCGCAGGTACAGCCAGCGCGGGCCGGAGTTGGGGTTGGTTTCCAGCACTGCCAGGCGGCCATCGATATCGACCACCACACCCACATGGATACAGAGGTCACCGCGCAGCACCGCCGCGATAGCGCCGGGCTCAGGCTCGCAATCTTCCATAACCCCCGAGAGCATCCGGAAGGCTTTGGTGCAGGCCTTGGGGTTATGCCGCCCGACGCCTCCCAGGCTTGGCAGCAGCGGCAAACCGAACAGTTCGTGACGCACGGCAATACAGAGCCCCCAGCAATCGAACGCAGCCGGGCCCCGCCCGCCGTCCATATAGGGCGCGAGTAAGAATTTGTTGAGCATGGGTTTGATCCGTTACAGGTACTTCATGCAGGGCGCATTCAGCGTGGTCAGCTTGTCGCGGGGAAATGCCCGGTTGATCAGGTCGCCGTAGCCCGCCGTGATTTGCACGGTGGTGCCCTCGATACCGGCGCCGAAGGCTTTCATGCGAATCGGGGGCTCTGCTGGTGCCGACAGGTCGCTGGCCAGGTAACGGCGGTAGATTTGCGTGATCGGCGCACCTGCCGCCTTAGCTTGGTCCATTTTCTGCTGCGCCTCGCCCAGCACGTTGTCGATGGCGAAGTTGAGCGTTTGGCTCGCGCTGTTGCTCTTCTTTGGTAGCGATACGTCGATGCCGGCGGCAATGAGTTGAAGACTGCGGCCGTCCTCGGCGGTGCAGGCCACATCCTCAAAGCCGCCGCAAATCAACACCGGTTCAGTCCAGGCTGGACACGTCAGCTCCAAGGTGTCGATAAGTACGTCACCGCCCGAGGCATACACGCGCTCGATCAAACTCATGCGCCCCTCCTCATGCCGTGGTAGGTTCCTTCGATGGCCCGGGAGTACGACGAGTCGCCCGAGGACACACCGCTTAGAAAGTCCTCGCGGACTGCGTCGATTATCACCTGTAGTTCGCCTTTACGATCCTGCTTGGTGCGTACCTGGCTGTTGCTGTTGTTGATGATCTGGACGTTCATCCCGCCGCCGGAGCCTTGCGACATCTGGTCCAGGGTTTGATCCAGCTTGGCGCTGGTTTGAGCGGTGGTGACCCGCTCGCCCTTTTCAAGTAACCAGGTACCCGTTTGCGGAACCGAGTCGATGCCGTTGTGCGCCATACCGACCAGATTGCTCAGTCGGTCGACGCCGATACGCTTGGTGTTTTCGGCATCCACCACAAACTCCTGGCCGTGGACCACGCCGACCACTTCGTTAACGCCGCCGGGGCCGGTGTAGCCGCCCTCTTTAAAGCCCTTCATCAAGGCGTAAGCCGCGATCAATGCGGTACCGCCCACAACAGCAGCGGCGCCGAACGAACCAATCGAGGCGACAAGTGCCGCCGGCAGCCAGGCCGACGCTGTGGTTGCAGCTGCTGCAATTTGAGCGGCAGTGGTGGTTGCCGTTGCGGCAAGGGACGAGCCCGTGGTGACCGTATCAGCCGTCACTTTTGCAGCGGTTTTTGTCGCCTCGGCCGCAACCGTTGCGCTAGTTTCGGTGGCGATGCCGGCCATCTTCAGCGCCTGCGTCACAGCCCACTGGGCAGCAATATCGGAGATCGCGCCAAGGATCGAACTGCCCATGGTGCTGCCGAGACTGATAAATGCAGAACCCAGATCGGTGGTGCCTTTTACCAGCCCCTGGAACTGATCAGACAGCGAGGACGTGGTATCGCCCAAGATGCCCGTAGTCGCGTCGCTCGCCTGCTGGCTGTAGTCGGTGGCTGTTTCCAGATAGCTTTCCCAAGCAGATGAAACCCCGTCCAACCAGTTGGACTGCGCCTGATCGAGCTGGTTGTAATAGTCCTGCTGCATGACCAGCCGAGTCGCCAACGCTTCATTGAGTAGCTCGGTTTCGCTCTCGTAGAGACTTTCGCTGATTTTCCCGCTGTTCTGCTGCTCCTGCAGGTCGCGCATCTGCTTGTTGAAGTCTTGCTGGATGGCCAGCGTTTCCTTCAAGCGCGCCTTGTACTTGTCACCGCGCCCTGCACCTTCCAGCTCAAGGGCAAAACCATCGGTCTGGGTCTGGATATCGAGTTTGAGAGTTGAGTCGAAAGCGGAGAGCTTGGCGGCGTCTTCAGATGCCACCTTGATTTTGTTCAGCGCATCCAGCTCGGCGGCCAAGCCTTCAAGACGCTGTTGCTGTTTGGCATTAATGCCAACCAGCTTGCCACTGGTGATCTCGAACGAAAGCTTGGCGACTGCAGTGGCGTTTTTCTGCTTGTCGGTGGTGGTGTTGATCAGCTCAATTTGCCGCTGATAGTCCTCTTCGGTGCTGTCGAACGCTTTCTGGTTGGCTTTGACCGCCGAGGTGTTGTCTTTGGTTGCCTTGGTGGCTTCTTTGTTGGCATCGGTCTGCGCCTTGATCGCATGACTTGTCGACAAGATGGCAATCCGGTCGCTTTCAGATAAGTCCGTATGGTCTTCAATGTGCCGGGTTGCTTCCTTGACGGCATCACCGTTGTCCTGAAGCTTTTTAAGTTGCTCCTGCAACGTTGCCAGGTACTTTTGCCCACCGGCAGTCATCCCCGCTTTGGCCTGGGTGTTGAGCTGAGTTTCGGTGGTATTTCGGGTGAGCGAATTGCTGAGCACATCGAGGCGCTCGGTTGTTTGATCAAGAACCTGCTGGGCATCACCGACCTTGCCGGCCAGATCAATCCAGTTTCTTGCCGCTTCGGGACGCACGCCGGGGTTGCTGGCCAGCTCATCCAAAATAGGCGTCAGTGACTGGCCATTGGCGCGCGCCTCCTTGAGGCGACTCGACAACTCTTCAAACGCTTTCAGCTGCTTGCTGTGTTCCGGGGACCGGACATTGGACAAGCTGACCATTGATGACTTGATTGATGTTTCAAGATCGTCGTAAGCGTCCTGGACCGCCAGCGTCGCCCCAAGCTGCTTGTCTTTCCACTCGCTGATCCTGGCGCGCTGCTGATCCTCGTTGAGCCCGGCAAAGCTTTGGCGCAGTTGATCGACTGTGGTTTGAAGATCGCTCAAATCACCCATCAGTTTTTGGGATTTACTGCTCCAGTCAACAAATGAAAGGGCTACAGCGCCCGCAATAAAGGCCAGCCCCAATGGGCCACCCATCAACGTGAGCAAGCCCGCACCCGCCGCACGCAGCCCCGCAAAGGCACGAGCTGTAACGCTTGCTGCGGCCGCCGCCCGATCGGATGCAATAACTGCAGCGTTCACCACCGCTGTTGTTTCGCCATAAGCCAGAGTCGCGGCGGTACGCATGGCGTAACCCGCCTGAATCTGGGCGGATGTTGCCGATGTAGTGGCCGCGAGGGACCGCTCGGCGATTTCGACCTGTTTTATCGTCGCAACTTCAGCCAGTCGCAATTCAGCCAATCGCGCAATCGAGAGCGTGCGGCCCTTTGCAGAAATTTGTGCAAGTAACCGCTGTTGTTCCAAATTGCGCTCAGCAAGAAGCGTTGCCTGCACTGCTTGTAGATTGGCCAGTTCGGAAGTCTGTCGCACCCGGTCGGAGGCGAGCTTGCCTTGTGCTGCTGCAATTTCAAGTTCAGCCCGGGCCACCATGGCCTTGGCATCGATCTGCTTGGCCTGGGCGGCCCACAGATCCTGCTTTGCCGTTCTTGCGCTGGCCGTGAGTGCTGTTTGATTTGCCTGGGCGGCGTACAGCGCTGAAGCGCCTTGCTGTGCATACCCACCCGCAACCCGGGCAAGGGCTACAAGTAGCCCTGTAGTAAGGGCTTGAGCCAATGCATCCGAGTTGTTTTTAACCCCGGAAATTGCGCCCGGCAGGCTGCCATCAATGGCCTTGGACACACTGACAAATGCGGTCGCGATCTGATTGCTGGCTCCCGTGGCCTGATCAAGCTCGCCCACAAAGTGGGTCAGTGAGTTGCCAATTTTGGTGAAGCTGTTGCCAATAGTGGTCGCAGTTTTGTCGAACAGTGCATCGACTGCGCCGACCTGACTTTGCAGGGCTTTAACCACTGCCTGGGCGGTCAGTTCGCCAGCCGCACCCATTGAGCGCAATTCGCCAACGGTTTTGCCCATGCCCGCCGCAATGGCCTGGGCCAGTGCAGGCGCCTGCTCCATAACGGAGTTCAGCTCCTCACCACGCAGCACACCCGAGGCAAAGGCTTGGCCCAGTTGAATCAATGCAGCATTGGCACTTTCAGCGGACGCGCCGGACACCGCGAGGGTTTTACTGATGGTACCGACGACACCCGCCACGCCCTCACCGGAGAGCTTTAGCGCCTCCTGGTTGGTGGCAATGCGCTGATAAAGCTCTGCGGTCGAGGCCAAAGGCTGAGCCGATGCCTGAGCAATGTTGAACACCGCCGATTGAGCAGCTACCAACTCCGCTGAACTGCTGGTCACAAGCTTTAAACGGTTTGTCAGAGTGCCGTAGGCCTCTGTCATGTCGTACACGCCCTTGACGCTCAGGGCTGCAGCCAACGGCCCCGCAATGCTGGCAGCAACACTGGCCAACGACCTGAAGCTGTTTTGCAGCGTGAGCACTTCCCGTGAGGATGCGCTGGCCACCGACGCAGTCCTGGACACAGAGCGGGAGGCGCGATCCATGTTCTGCTCAAAGCCGCCAATGCGCGCAATGAGATCAAGCGTCAACGTGCCAAGTGAGCGCGAGGCCATTTATCAATCTCCAGATGTGAAAAAACCCGCCGGGCGGGTTTGGTGTCCTGTTTTGGCTGGATCTCGAAAAAGCCGCAGCAGCGCCCTTAAGCCTCACTTCCATGTCGCCATGGCCTCTTCCAGGCTGATCGTTCCCTCTGCTTGGCTGTAAACCATGAAATCGCTCAGATCCATTTTTCCGCCGGCCACCCTGCTGGTCAGGTGAGTGAGCAGCGCAAAGTGACGTTCCAGACGTCGGTTTTGATCCAGAGTGCCGTACTTGTCCCGGTAAGCGATCCAGTCCAGCACTTCGCGGTGGGTCAGCCGCTCCTTGGCTTCGGCAATGGTGCTGCCTCCGATGCGGTTCAGCACCAGTTCGTGCCAGAACTCATCGGAGGCGCTTAGTTTTTTGCCTGATCCTTCCCGGTGCCGTTGGCTTCGTTGACCGCGTTGAGAATCGCAAAGCCCAGGGACGATTCCAGATTGAAGGCGTCTTCATAGGTGAGGGGTTCGGTACCCTCTTCGCCCAAAAGAACGCTGCCTGAAATGTACTTGGCATTTCGGCTTTGCTCGGCTTCGCCCGGAGCAAACAGGCGCTCGATGACGCCGAACGACTGACGGCGGATATGCACATCGAACTTCTCAGTTACTTCCTTATCGGTTTTTGAGTCGATGTGAACCCAGGTCACTTCTTTTTTAACCAGTGCGCCGTCGACGATGCCGCCTTTGGCTTTGAGTTGCTTGAGGTTCATGGAAAGCCCTTAGATGGTTTTGCGGATCCAGGCGAGACCGCCGGAACGCTGAATGGAAACGGTCGAGGCAACCACTGCGTTTGCCGCGAAAGAGAACGGGAAGTCGGCCACATAACCCTCAAAGGCACACCAGGTGCGCGTCTTCGG